ATGATGATTTGCCGGCGGGCACCGCGGCGACCCCCACCACCCCGGATTCCGTTTGGAGTCCCACTCAACCCATGCATACTATTCCACACACTCGAACATCTTCAGAATCTGACCCCCCTCCCCCTAACTTACAGGTTTCTGACGCCGAGTGGAAACTTACAGAAAACACCCCCCTAAACAAAGCAGAATGAACTAGTGGGGGGGTATATTTTGGAACTTTTACGTGACATGAAAACGCAGGGTGGCAACGTTGCCAGGCAGATTTTGATCAATCGGGCGATGTCTCCGCGGCGTAGGATTAGTTTTGAGGAATGTTTGGAGGAAAAGATGAGTCCGGCTCAGAGGGAGGTATTTGTTATTGTGGATGAGTGGTGGAAGAGGTTTCACAGCAGTCCCTCGCTTAGGGATATTATGGACATGAGGGGTAAGGGTGGGATTGGAAACACGGCCAGGTTGGTTGATCGGTTGGTGGAGTTGGGGGTATTGAAGAGGTTGAAGAATAGGGGGCGGACTATACGGCCTGTGTACATTAACTTTAGGAAAGTTGAATGAGTGATTCATTGGAGGAGATGCTGAGTGGGTTAGATCCGGCTCAGTATGAGAAGTTGATAGATGAGATCAAGGTCTACCAAGCGGCTGTGGAGAGGGAGAAGGCGCAGGGATCTTTTATGGATTATGTGGGGATGATGTGGCCTGGGTTTGTGCATGGGCGGCATCATGCTTTGATGGCAAAGAAGTTTGAGGATGTAGCTAGTGGAAAGATAAAGAGGGTGATTATCAATATGCCGCCGCGGCATACGAAGTCTGAGTTTGCTTCTTACTTGTTGCCGTCTTGGTATTTGGGGAAGTTTCCTAAGAAGAAGGTGATTCAGTGTTCAAACACGGCGGAACTGGCTGTGGGGTTTGGGCGTAAGGTAAGGAACTTAGTGGGGAGTGAGACTTATGCGAAGGTATTTCCTGGGGTGCATTTGAGGCAGGATAGTAAGGCTGCTGGCCGTTGGGCTACTAATGAGGGGGGTGAATATTTTGCTATTGGTGTGGGGGGAACGGTAACGGGTAAGGGTGCTGATTTATTGGTAATTGATGATCCTCACAGTGAGCAAGAGGCTGCGGCGGCGGCGCATAACGCGGATGTTTACCAGAAGGTATATGAGTGGTATACGTCTGGACCCCGGCAACGTTTACAGCCGGGTGGGACGATTGTGATTGTGATGACTCGGTGGGCGGATGGAGATTTGACGGGTCGGGTGTTAAAAGATTCTTTGGAGAGAGAAAAGGGTGAGCAATGGGATCTGATTGAGTTGCCGGCGATATTGCCGTCGGGTAAACCGTTGTGGCCTGAGTTTTGGAGTTTGGATGAGTTGGAGGCTTTAAAGGAGGAGTTGCCTGCTTCTAAGTGGAATGCTCAGTACCAGCAAAAGCCGACGGGGGAAGAGGGTGCGTTGGTAAAGAGAGAGTGGTGGAAAGTATGGGATAAAGAGAGGCCGCCGGCTTGTGAGTTTTTAATACAGAGTTGGGACACGGCTTTTACGAAGAATGAGCGAAGTGACTATTCTGCTTGTACGACTTGGGGGGTGTTTTATATGAACGAAGACCCAAACGATGTGAATGTGATTTTATTAGATGCGTTTCAGGAGAGAATGGAGTTTCCTGAATTAAAGGCTAAAGCTCAAGAGTTGTACCATGAGTGGGAGCCGGATGCTTTTATTGTGGAGGCTAAGGCGGCGGGATCTCCGTTGATTTTTGAGTTGAGAAGGATGGGTATATCGGTTTCTGAATTTACACCTACTCGGGGGAACGATAAGTTTGTGCGGTTGAATTCCGTGACTGATCTGTTTAAATCGGGTAAAGTGTGGGCACCTGATAAGAGGTGGGCTTATGAAGTAATTGAACAGATGGCATCATTTCCAAACTCATCACATGATGACTTGGTGGACTCAAGCACCCAAGCATTGATTCGATTTCGGCAGGGCGGGTTTTTGCGGTTAGACACCGATGAAAAAGACGAGCCAAGATCGCGTAGATCTTACGCATACTATTAAGGAATACCAATGGCCACTAACATGGACAAGTCTCTATATCAAGCCCCTTTGGGTATTGAAGCCCTAGATGAGGGTCCGCCTGAGATTGAGATTGAAATTGAAGACCCGGAGTCTGTAACGATTGGGATGGACGGGCTGGAGATCATGATTGGCAAAGAACCAGAGGGCGGAGATGAATTTGATTCCAACTTGGCTGAACACTTGGATGAAAGCTATTTGCAAGAGATGGCCAGTGAGTTGTTGGGCGAGTTTGAAGAAGACATATCTTCGCGTAAGGACTGGCTACAAACCTATGTAGATGGCTTGGAGTTGTTGGGATTAAAGATTGAGGAACGCAGTGAACCTTGGGAGGGTGCTTGTGGCGTGTATCACCCGCTCTTATCTGAGGCGCTTGTACGTTTTCAATCGGACGCAATTATGTCCACGTTTCCAGCGGCTGGCCCGGTAAAAACTCAGATCATTGGCAAGGAAACACCTGAGACTAAAGATGCGTCGATGCGCGTGGCAGCGGATATGAATTACCGGTTAACGGTAAAGAACAAAGAGTACCGGCCTGAGCATGAGCGTATGTTGTGGGGCTTGGGGTTATCTGGTAATGCTTTCAAGAAAATTTACTATGACCCGTATCTTGAACGTGAAGCTTCTATATTTGTGCCGGCGGAAGATTTGGTTGTTCCTTATGGTGCGAGTAACTTGCAATCTTCACCGCGTATTACACACGTTATGCGCAAGACGGAAAATGAAGTTAAGAGATTGCAGGTAGCAGGATTCTGGAGAGATATTGATCTAGGCACGCCAGAGACTGCGTTGGATGAGGTTGAGAAAAAGATTGCTGAAAAGATGGGCTTTAGAGCTACATCAGATGATCGGTTCAAGATTCTTGAGATGAATGTAGACCTTGACATCAAGGGGTTTGAACACAAAGATGACGGCGAAGAAACTGGATTGGCACTGCCTTATATCGTAACGATTGACAAGAGCAGTAGTAATGTTTTGGCTATCCGCCGCAATTGGAAAGAGGACGATAAGAAGTGCCATAAGCGAACTCATTTTGTCCACTACCCGTACATACCTGGATTTGGTTTCTATGCTTTTGGTTTGATTCATTTGATTGGAGCTTTTGCCAAGTCGGGCACTTCTTTGTTGCGCCAGTTGGTTGATGCGGGCACGCTTTCCAACTTACCTGGCGGTTTTAAAACCCGCGGCTTGAGAGTTAAAGGTGATGACACACCTATTGCGCCCGGCGAGTTTAGGGATGTGGATGTACCAAGTGGAAGCATCAAAGATAACTTGATGACTCTGCCGTATAAGGAGCCAAGTCAGACCTTATATCAGTTGCTGCAACAGATCATTGAAGATGGTCGCCGGTTTGCAAATACGGCTGATTTGAATGTTAGCGATATGTCTGCCAACGCACCTGTTGGTACGACACTAGCTCTCTTGGAACAGACTCTTAAAGTAATGTCTGCTGTTCAGGCGCGCATTCACTTTGCGATGAAAGAAGAATTGGGCTTGATCAAGGACATCATTCGTGATTACACGCCTGATGACTATGACTATGTACCTGAAGAAGGCACACCCTCGGCCAAGAAGTCTGATTACGACAAGGTTGATGTTATTCCTGTAAGCGATCCTAATGCGTCAACGATGGCGCAGAAGATTGTTCAATATCAAGCTGTGTTGCAGTTGGCGCAAGGCGCGCCGCAGATGTACAACATGCCACTGTTGCATCGTCAGATGTTGGAAGTTATGGGCATTAAAAATGCTCAGAAACTTATTCCAATGGACGATGACCGCAAGCCAGAAGATCCTGTTAGTGAGAACCAAAACATCTTGATGATGAAGCCCGTTAAGGCATTTATGTATCAAGATCATGAAGCCCACATTACGGTTCATATGTCGGCTATGCAAGATCCAAAAATCATGCAGTTGTTACAAAACAATCCAATTGCTCAACAGTTGCAGGCCGCGATGATGAGTCACATAAATGAACACTTGGGCTTTGAATACAGGAAGCAGATTGAATTGCAGCTTGGCATGAGTTTGCCGCCGCAACTTGATGAATCTGGTGAAGACGTTCATATGGCGCCAGAAGTTGAGGCTCGACTAGCTCCTATGCTGGCACAAGCGGCTCAACGTTTGTTGGCTCAAAACCAATCACAAGCTGCACAGCAACAAGCTCAACAACAAGCTCAAGATCCTATTGTTCAAATGCAACAACAAGAGTTGCAGATTAAGCAGGCTGAGCAACAACGCAAGGCAGCCAAGGATGCGGCGGACATTCAACTCAAACAAAACCAGCAGCAAATTGAGTCTATGCGGATACAAACGCAAAAAGCAACTGATGAAAAGCGCATCAGGATTGATAGTTTGAAAGCTGCGGCTCAATTGCAAAATGATCGCAAGATGGAGATTGCTAAGTTGGGGGTTGATTTTGTAAAGCAATCCGCCAAGAACAAACATGATCGTGAAAAGCATCAGCAAAATTTGATGGCTGATGGATTAAAAACAGCATACACACAAACCAAACAAAAAGGTGATTAATGGATGCGCTTGATGTAATCGTCAAACAAACGGACGAAAAAGTTTCTCAACTGAAGGATTTTCTGTCAGAAGGAAGAGCCGAAACATTTGAGGAATACAAGAGACTTTGCGGTGAGATTAAGGGTCTGCTGACCGCGAGGGGATACACATTAGACCTGAAGCAAACCTTGGAGAGACTGGATGAATGAAATTTTGATCGGCTCAAACCCCGATCGTCCTGAAGTTGTTGGTTCTTATCAATACGAGGCCACAGCAGAAGAAAAAGCAACCCAACTACCAAAGCCATCTGGCTACCGAATCCTTTGCGCCATTCCAGAAGTGGACAAAGAATTTGATAGCGGCATCATTAAAGCAGGGGAAACAGTCAACTATGAGGAAAAACTGGCAACAGTTCTATTTGTAGTGGAGATTGGGCCTGATTGCTACAAAGATGCAACCCGTTTTCCAAGCGGCCCATGGTGTAAACAAGGTGATTTTGTAATTGTCCGTCCAAACGCGGGCACCAGGTTACTAATTCACGGACGAGAGTTTCGCATGATCAACGATGATTCTGTAGAAGCTGTAGTTGAAGATCCCCGCGGCATCAAACGCGCTAACTAATAGGAGTCCCACAAAATGGACGAGACTGAATACAAATTCCCTGACGAGGTTGAGCAAAAAAAACCTACGAATGAGGAAGAAACAACTGAGATTGAGATAGAAATTGAAGACGATACCCCGCCAGAGGATAGAAATCGTAAGCCAATGCCCAAGGAAATCGTCGAAAAGTTGGAAAAAGACGAATTAGAGGCTTATGACGATGATGTCAAGGCAAAAATTCTGCAAATGCGGAAGGTTTACCATGACGAACGACGGGAAAAGGAGTCTGCCCTACGGGAACAGCATGAAGCTGTTACTTTAGCCCGGCGTTTGATGGATGAAAACAAAAAAATCCGCGGTGTTTTGCAGGCCGGCGAGAAGGAATACGTCCAATCTATCCAAAATACGGCGTCTTTACAGCTTGAAATGGCTAAAAAAGCCTACCGCGAAGCCTATGAATCAGGCGATGTGGATAAGCAAATGGACGCCCAGCAAGCCATGCAAGAGGCCAATATGCGCCTTATGCAAGCTAAAAGCTTCAAGATGCCTGCTTTACAAGAGCAGCAAAATGAGGTACAAACCATTCCTGAGCAGTATCAACCCGCTCAAGTGCAAGATGTTCCTGAGCCAGATCCAACGGCAAAAGCGTGGCAAAAGCGCAATCCTTGGTTTGGCACTAATAAAGGAATGAGTGCATTTGCTCTTGGTCTTCACGAAGAACTTAGAGACAATGGAGTAGAGGTTGGTTCTGCGGAGTACTATTCGGCATTGGACAAAACAATGCGGAAACGTTTCCCTGAAGTTTTTGGGGAGTCAGTTGAACAATCAAGGACGGAGGTTCAGGCAAGAAAATCACCTAGTGTGGTTGCACCGGCAATGAGATCAACAGCTTCAAACAAAGTGAGGTTGAAGACCAGCCAGATCAACTTGGCAAAAAAGTTGAACATAACACCTGAACAATACGCAATTGAATTGAAAAAACTGGAGAACCAAAATGGCTAATACCCGAACAACCCGTGAAATTGATACCCGAGAGTTCTACGAGCGTCCTCAGCAGTGGATGCAAGCTGAATTACTCCCTGAGCCTGACAAAGAGGCTGGCTTCAATTACCGATGGATTCGTGTTGCAAACTTAAATCAACCAGACCCGCGTAACTTTTCGGCCAAAATCCGCGAAGGTTGGGAGCCGGTTCGTATTGAAGAGCAACCCAAATTCAGACTGCTAGTCGATCCAACTAGTCGATACAAAGACAACATTGAAATTGGCGGATTGTTACTTTGCAAAACTCCTACTGAGTTTGTTGCCCAGCGAAATGCACATTTCCAAAAGCAAACAGATGCTCAGACAAGAGCTGTGGATAACAATTTGATGCGTCAGAGTGATGCCCGGATGCCTATCTTTAAAGAGGGCAAAACCACGGTATCTTCTGGAAGACCTTCATAATCTTTTTGGAGCTTTTAAATGGCTTATCCCACCGTCAGCAAGACGTACGGGTTCAAACCAATCAACCGATTGGATGGACTACCTTACGCCGGAGCGATCCGTCAAATCCCCGTAGCACCAGCCTACGCAACTGCTATCCTCAATGGTGACACCGTCAAGGTTGACACCAACGGCTATCTGGTTGCTGGTAGTACCACTGATACTGGTACTAACGTGGGTGTGTTGGTTGGTTGTCAGTATGTGAACTCGAGCAGCCAAACTGTTCAAGGTCAGTATTACCCGGCTGCTTTGTCTACCGCCGCTAACATGGCTTTTGGCTATGTTGTGGACGATCCCAATGCGGTGTTCCGGGTTGTTGCAACCAATGGTCAAACTACTGTCCCCAATCCATTCACCCGAGCGATTGTTGGCTCTAACGTGGCAATTTCTGTTGCTACGGGTTCGACTGCCACTGGTGACTCGTATTATGGTATTGACGGCACTTCAGCCGCCACGACCAATACGTTGCCAGTTCGTGTAATTGATGTTGTGCCTGATACGGCTACCGGCCCTGCCGGTGTGTCTACCACGACCTATTACGAGTTCTTGGTCAAGTTCAACTTGCACCAGTACACTAGTACCACTGGTATCTAAGGAGTAATTAATCATGGCTATTTCACGCGCACAACTATTGAAAGAGCTGCTCCCAGGCTTGAACGCTTTGTTCGGTTTGGAGTATTCAACATACGGGCAAGAACACAAAGAAATCTATGAGACTGAGACTTCTGAGCGTTCTTTTGAAGAGGAAACCAAGCTGTCTGGAT